TGGATTGAGAATAAGATGAATCAAAAGATCAATAAGATCTTGAAAACAAATGATGTTGATTATGTTATTGCTTCTGATACCGATTCCATTTATCTTAACTTGGGTCCTCTGGTTGAAAATGTATACTCGGGAAGAGAGAAAACTACTGAAGGCATTGTCACGTTCCTTAATAAGGTCTGTGAGATGGAACTTGAAAAGTATATTGACCGTTGCTACGAAGAACTGGCAACGTATGTGAATGCTTATGACCAGAAGATGCAGATGAAGCGAGAGAACATCGCTGAACGTGGTATCTGGACTGCTAAGAAGCGATACATTCTTAACGTATGGGACAGTGAAGGTGTTCGTTACGATGAACCTAAACTGAAGATGATGGGCATTGAGGCAGTTAAATCTTCAACACCTGCACCCTGCCGCACGATGATTAAGGATGGTCTTAAACTGATGATGAACGGCACTGAAGAAGATGTTATTAAGTACATTGATAAGTGTCGTACTGATTTTAAGAAACTTCCTCCCGAAGAAATTGCCTTCCCCAGATCGGTCTCGGATGTGGTAAAATACCGTTCTTACTCGTCAATCTACACAAAAGGAACTCCGATTCATTGTCGGGGTGCTCTTCTCTTTAATCATTATATCAAGGAGAAGAATTTGACGAATAAATATTCACTCATCAATAACGGGGAAAAAATCAAATTCCTGTATTTGAAGAAACCCAATATTATTCGGGAGAATGTTATCTCATTCATCCAGGACTTTCCACGCGAACTTGACCTTGACAAATACATCGATTATGATCTACAATTTGAAAAGAGTTTTGTCGAACCTCTCAAGTCTATCCTAGATGCAATTGGGTGGAATGTAGAAAAAACTGTAAACTTGGAATTATTTTTCGGTTAAATGGAACTACCTATTAGCGACAAAGAACTTGCAACTATTATAAGTGCTCTTCTTCTTGGAGGAGATACTTCTTTATATCAAAAACTCAAGAAGATTAAGGATATCCGTGATGCTAACCCAGGCGGACCTTACAAAAAAATTGCCCGTGAAGAATTTGGATTTGTAATGTAATGGATTTTTTAAAAGAGATTGTAAAAGAGATTGGGGATGAATACACAAAACTCGCATCCGATATTGACGACACTGAAAACTATGTGGACACGGGTTCTTACATCTTTAACGCATTGGTTTCAGGTAGTATATTTGGTGGTGTTTCTGGGAATAAGATTACTGCCATTGCTGGGGAGTCTTCTACTGGCAAGACTTTCTTTTCTCTCGCTGTCGTCAAAAACTTTCTTGATTCTAATCCTGACGGATATTGCCTTTATTTTGACACCGAGGCAGCAGTTAATAAATCTCTTCTCGAAAGTAGAGGAATTGATCTCTCACGTTTGGTCGTCGTTAATGTAGTAACTGTCGAAGAGTTTCGTCAAAAAGCACTGAAGGCAGTAGACATATACCTAAAAAAATCTGTAGAAGAACGCAGACCCTGTATGTTTGTGTTAGACTCTCTTGGGATGCTTTCCACAGAGAAAGAGATTACTGATACGCTAAACGAAAAACAAGTTCGGGATATGACTAAATCCCAACTTATTAAAGGTGCGTTCAGAATGCTCACACTTAAGTTGGGTCAAGCAAACATTCCAATGATCGTTACTAATCACACTTACGATGTCATCGGTGCATATGTTCCAACCAAAGAGATGGGTGGCGGTTCTGGTCTTAAGTATGCGGCGTCCACGATTATTCACCTTAGTAAAAAAAAGGAGAAGGATGGAACAGAAGTCATTGGAAATCTTATCAAGGCAAAGACTGCTAAGTCGCGTTTAAGTAAGGAGAACCAAAATGTTACGGTGCGTCTGTATTACGATGAGCGTGGTCTTGATCGATATTATGGTCTTCTTGAACTCGGTGAGATTGGCGGACTTTGGAAAAATGTTGCTGGTAGATATGAAATAGATGGAAAGAAGGTCTATGCGAAAGCAATCCTGAAAGACCCTGACACATACTTCACCCCAGAGGTGATGGAAAAACTTGACACCATTGCAAAAGAAAACTATTCCTATGGAGCGAATTGAGACAACTATTCTGCGAAACCTTGTTTTCAATGAAGAGTACTCTCGCAAAGTAATTCCGTTTATTGAACCTGATTATTTTGAGCAGAGAACTGAAAAAATTATTTTTCAGGAGATTACTGAATTTATTGTAAAATACGGCAATGTTATTACTACAGAAGCATTGTCAATTGAGATGGAGGATCGTACAGATCTCTCCGAAACTGAAGTAAAAGAGTCTCGTGAAATTATTGCGGAACTTAATGATTCTCCTGCCGATAATAAATGGTTAGAAGATACTACTGAAAAGTGGTGTCGTGATCGTGCCATTTATTTGGCACTTATGGAATCTATCAGTATTGCTGATGGTGCCGATAAAGAAAAAAATCGTGATGCTATTCCTTCAATTTTGTCGGATGCTCTTGCAGTTTCTTTTGACAACCATATTGGACACAACTACTTAGAGGATTATCAAGAACGATATGAGTCATATCATAGAAAAGAGGATCGTATCCCCTTCGATCTTGAGTATTTTAACAAGATTACGAAAGGTGGTCTTCCTAATAAGACTCTTAATATCGCTCTTGCTGGGACAGGTGTCGGCAAGTCTTTGTTCATGTGCCATATGGCTAGCTCCATTCTCCTTAACGGAAGTAACGTACTATACATTACAATGGAGATGTCAGAGGAAAAAATTGCTGAACGCATTGATGCAAATCTTCTGAATGTACCCATTCAGGACCTTTCTGATCTTCCTAGAACTTCATTTGAAAACAAAGTTACTAACTTGAGTAAAAAAACTCAAGGTCAACTTATAATTAAAGAGTATCCAACTGCGAGTGCTCATAGTGGACATTTTAAAGCACTTCTTAATGAACTTGCACTTAAGAAGTCTTTTAAACCTGATGTTATATTTGTGGATTACCTCAATATTTGTGCCTCGTCACGTTACAAAGGATCTGCCAATATTAATTCCTATACTCTTGTTAAGTCGATTGCAGAAGAACTTAGAGGATTGGCTGTCGAAACCGAGGTCCCTATCGTATCTGCCACCCAGACCACTCGTTCTGGTTATGGTAGCTCTGACGTTGACCTTACTGACACTAGTGAATCCTTTGGTCTCCCTGCTACTGCTGATCTTATGTTTGCCCTTATTTCTACAGAAGAGTTGGAACAATTGGGACAGATTATGGTAAAACAGTTGAAGAATCGTTATAACGATATCAATCTATTCAAGAGATTTGTTGTCGGTATTGATCGTGCAAAGATGCGTTTGTATGATTGTGAACAGACTGCACAAGAGGATATACTTGACTCTGGACAAGAAGAGGAGTATAATTATGATGACGAAAAGAAACCTAAAAAAGCATTCGACGGATTTAAATTCTAATGAGTAAGCAAGTTCATTTTGAAAAGTATCAGAAGTTTGTAGACGCTGTTACTTCTGACCAATCTACAGATTTTGTTGCCCTTGCAGATCGTCTAGTTGAACTAGATGAAAAGGGTGCAAATATTGAACGTCTTCTAACCGCTGGTGTTGGTATCAATGCTGAAGGTGGAGAGTTCCTTGAAATTATCAAGAAACTTATTTTCCAAGGCAAACCTTGGGATGAAGCAAACAAGGAACATCTGTTTATTGAACTTGGTGATCTGATGTGGTATGTTGCCCAAGCGTGTATGGCACTTGGTGTTTCTCTTGATGAAGTTGTTGCTCGTAACGTAAAGAAACTTGAGAAGCGTTATCCTGGTGGACAGTTTGATGTATACTATTCTGAGAATCGTGAAGTTGATGATCTATGATAGAATCTATAATTAAAAATGAACTCTACATGGGATACATCTTTGGTATTATGATCCTGGGTGGGTTCATTCGTGAATATCATGCACTTGAAGATGTATATTCACTAATAAAAAGATATGTCAGTGATAATCGTCTTATTATTATTCTAACCTCACTTTTAGGTGGCGTACTTCCTATTCCAGGACGTGTGGCATTATCTGCACCACTTCTAGATGCTATTGCTCCAGCAGAAAAGAAAAAACGTTCTTATTTTGGTGTAATTGATTATTTGTCTACCCATCATTATTATTGGTGGTCACCACTAGAGAAGACAGTTGTCTTACCTATGGCGGTGATGGGAGTATCCTATACGACATTTCTTGGATATACAATCGTTCCTCTTATCATTACATTATCGTATACTTGGTGGTACATCTTTTCAAAGATTGATCCTGAAAGTGTTAATATTTTAGATAATGTTCGTGAGTTCAATTGGCGTCGTGCTCTTACAGGATGGGCACCACTAATTGCTACTATTATTCTTCTATTGAATACTGGTAAGGCAGGAGCACCGTTTTTCTTTCCTTGGTTCCTTGGGATGTCAATCTATTACTCTATTGTATTTAAAGATTGGAAGTGGGGTAAATGGTTGGATGGTAAGTTTGCTATCATTGCTACTATTGTTCTTGCATTTAGTGGTATTGTTGGGCAAATAAAAGGTCCTGTGATGGAATACTTAAAGACAGCAACTCCTGAAATGTTAATTCCCGCTTCAATTGTTGCTATGATTGCTGCTTGGATTATGGGTTCATCTGGTAAGTATGCTGGTATGACTTCTGCTCTGGTAGTAATCTTCGGTCCTCAATACTTAGTCTGGTTCCTCTGCACTGAATATTCTGGGTATCTATTGTCACCTGCACATAAATGCTTGATGATTGGGCAACAATATTTTGGAACTCCTATTAGGAAATATTATAAAGTAATTGGTGGTTTATGTGGCATACTTATTGGGTATGCAGCGATTATAACTTTTGCAATCTAATGTACACAATTCTTAATTATACCACAGCATTTTGGACTGTAGTTGTTATGAATTGTATTCAACCTGTTAATTGGCAACACTGTTATCGGGTTGATCAGTGGTTACTTCCTGAACTTCATGAGGGATGGAAACTATACACTAAAGAAGTAGTCCCATATCAAAAAGAGAAGGACTATCTCAAGGGGTTATAGCTCAGTTGGTAGAGCGCCTGCTTTGCAAGCAGGATGTCAGCGGTTCGAGTCCGCTTAACTCCATATCCATGCTATAATAGGCACATAAATAACCGAAAACGCCAATGGCTGGTCAAAAGGGTTTTGTCTATGAAGAGAAAATCCATAACAAGTTGAAGGCAAAGGGAATCGCTCCAGCAGGTTTTACTCCCGCAAGAGCAAATCCATTTGCACCTGATGCAATGTTTATGTATAGTGGTTCTTCATATAAACTCGAAGTCAAGTTAAATCTCTCTACAGACTATGGTCAAGGGACTTTAAATTACGATAACGGTATTTGGAGACTTGGTGGCGCTTCAACTCCAGAGGCAGATATTCTTCGCGATATGATGCGTGGAATTGGTATTGAAAAATTTGCAAATTCTGAGTGGGGTCCTAAGGGTGCTCCTTTTAGATCAACTGTTCCTGCAGAGCAGTTTACTCAGGAAATGGTAACTTCCGATTATGCAAGATTTGGTAATCGTTATAAAGTAATTTCAAGTTCTGCTTTGCATGATTATTATGCGGCAAAAGGAACTTTTTATATTCAGATTGGTGGATATGGTTTGTACTATATGCGTTCAAATCCTTTAGGTCTCTCGATACCACAATTCAAACCTGGTTTGAGAATACGTCTTCGCACAAAGCGCGGTGGTAGTGTACCTATTAACAATTATCGGTTTACTACTGCATTGCAAGTTACTACTAAACCTGGAATCTCAGCATATGACCTCGATAAAAGTCTAGACATTTTAGATTCATGAATTCATACGTCAAAGAATTAATTAACGACTACGATGGTGATAATTACGAACACTTCACCAGATATATCTACATGACTTTTCAGCGTGAGATTGATTCTAGTGGGGGTAAAAATAAGGATAAATATATAAAGATACGAAATGACATTTTAAAGTACATAGTTATCAATCGTGGTAATGTTACTTTAGAACTACGCAAAAACCGATATCAATGAAATCCTTTTTTCAATTTCTAAACGAATCTGCAACACAGCAAGCACAACGGCTTGGTTTGGAGGGTGATGGTCACGGTTCCTGGTATGATAGAAGCACCAAGGAATTTGTAGCAAAAACTGAAAAGGGTAAACTAAAATTTTATAATAAAAGACAGAAGATTGGTAAGGGTGATCCTGATCAAACGGAATTAGAAAAGAATGTCTCTGATCCCAACTTTACTGATCCTGGTTTAAAACAAGAACAGCAAGTTGCACCGGAACAAGAAGCAGCACCTGCTCCAGCACAACCCACAGTAGAACTCAATCCAGATCTTACTGCAGGTCCACAAAAAGCAGCAAAATCAAAAGGAACTCTTACTATTGCTTTTGGTAGATTCAATCCCCCACATATTGGACACCAGCAATTGATGGATACTGCTATGAAATCGGCAGAGCAAGAACATGGGGACTATATTGTAGTTCCATCTCGTTCAAATGATCCTAAGAAAAATCCTCTCGACGCTGATACTAAAGTTGCATTTATGAGAGGGATGTTCCCTAAGCACGCTGGTAGAATTCAAAATGATAATAATACTAGAACTATTTTTGATGTTTTAAAGAAAGCACATGGTGATGGATATGAGAATGTTAGAATTGTTGGCGGTGCCGACAGAGTAGGTGAATTTAGCAAACTGGCAAATAATTATAATGGTACCCTCTATCAGTTTAACAATATTGAGGTCGTTTCTGCTGGTGATAGAG